TGGCTCAACCGTAATGGTGGAGTCGATCCATTCGAACCTAACTGGTCTACGGAATTTCCGTTGGATCCAGCCCTGGAAGCTGTGATTTTCACAGCTAGGGAAAAGATTAGGTCCGCTCTGGGTCGGTTTGACTGGAACGAGGCTCACGCCGCGTTTGGTTTCAGCTCGGGTGCTTCAACGCGCCTCAAGCGTAGAAACGGTCATCCCTTCTACAAGTATACGGGTAAACCCGATGTTACGAGAAAAGCTGCTATCGCTGCGCTCTGCAGTATATGGTCGGTGCCTCTATGGCGTCGCCAGATGCAAGAGCGTTACGGTGATGACCCGGTGAACTGGGTAAACACCGTAGACGGCAGCAAAGTCACCACAGTCAGGAAGACTGCACTAGTCGACCGCGTTATTGCAATCGAGCCAGACATGAACATGTTCATGCAACGTGGCATCGGGGCGGTGATTCGGCGACGTCTGAAGCGTGTCGGTATTGATCTTAACGATCAGACACGTAACCAGCTTCTCGCCAAGGTGGGGAGTGGTACTGGTAGTCTCGCGACTATCGACCTTCAGAGTGCGAGTGATAGTATCTCACTAGAACTCGTTCGTGCCTTACTTCCACCCGAGTGGTTCCACGCTGTGGATCTGCTTAGGTGTGAGGTATGTACCTTACCAAACGGAATAAAGCACCGGCTGGAAAAGGTATCCTCTATGGGCAATGGTTTTACATTCGAGCTGGAGAGCCTGATCTTTTGGGCACTTACAGCTTCAACCGTTGATCTCCTAGGGACTTCTGATAAGCGTATTGGCGTCTACGGGGACGACATAGTCGTCCACAACTCCGCTGCCGATCACCTCATAAGGGTGCTACGCAGGTGTGGGTTCGTCACCAACACGGAGAAAACCTTCGTGTCAGGACCGTTTCGAGAGTCGTGCGGTAAGCATTACTTTCTTGGCGTCGACGTTACTCCTTTCTATGTAAAATCGCAGACGGATGATTCGCATTGCCTTTATTGGCTTGCGAACTCCTTCAGAGAATGGGTGGGTAACCGTTGTGATTCGGACTTCCAGTCCTGTTACAACCATCTCACCGATCTCATCCGTCAACGCTGTCGTGGCAAGGTTTGCCTTGTTCCGGCAACACTCGGGAAAACTGCTGGTCTCATCGTGAACCTTGATGAAGCCACACCCCCGTGGTCCCGTGCGAAGCAGGCATGGACGACGTACAGGCTTATGCCCCGTCGCTCCAAGCATGATCCGTCCGGTGTACCTGCGCTCCTTGCGTGGCTTAGCTCCGAAGAGCATGAATCACGCATGGTTATAGATACAGGAGATGTGAAGTACTATCGCGAAAGCTATAGTACCTCGCAGTGGTGCATTACCGATAATACGGTAATTTTCTCTCACAATACGGCATGCTACGTTTCGCCGTAATTAGGAGAATGGTGG